ACAAGCTGATACAGAGAGAGAAAACTATTGGGGAAGAGTGGGAAAACTCCGGGATCAGACGGGATCAATTAGGAATAAGTGGGATGATATCTTAAAAGGAGTTTCAAATAGTGAAAATAGGTTTTCAGCCTGAATTAGTTAAAACAGGTCTGGTTGACGTCGTGCCATTTCTGCCCTCTGAATAGATTTCACTACTCGGTATATATGAGTTACCGATACATCAAATTCTTTCGATAATTGCACATGGTTATCACCACTAAATTTTGCATAGATCTTATGGTGTGAAAGAGTAACATCCAATCCATCACCTCTGGGAAAGTAAAATTGCTCACCTCCATATGTTTGGCGAAGTTGATCCACGGTATTTTGGGCCATTTCCCCAGCTTGTTCTTTTTCGATACCGAACTCAGTTAGCATCGTTTCAATATGAATAATCATCTCGACGAGAAGAGCGGCTGAACGTTCACTTTGACTCATAATTCTATAACTCCTTTCTCTGGCTCTACATATTAAGCAGAGCCAGAGCATTTCATTAATCACCAGCTTGCTTAGGCGTTACTCTGTCATGTGACAAAATCAGGCTTAACGCGTTATGAATGCCACTCAGGCTTTCTTGATTCCTAGAAGTTTTTAAGTAATCATCAAGTTCGACAAAAGCTTGATGATCATTGGTTGAAAGTCTCCCTTCCTGGCTTAGCAAAGCCACCGTTGGATATTGATGATCGATTGCCTCATTTAGCATTCGGATATGCCATTTCTTCAGTTGTTCGATCAGTGCGTTTAACATATTGGGCTGTAGCCATTCCAGTTTTGCGATAGCGTTGCCATTATTGAGGCGCTTTGCCTGGCCCGTGCTCCACTTGTTTAAGGCACTATCTGAACCATCTCTTAAAAATCCCTGCTTATTCATTGTAATCCAGATATAACGCAGCTTATCGAGCTGAGTTGGCGCTGCCTTCTGAGTGGAATTAGTCGTCTTGCGTGCTTGAAACTTGAAGCCTTTCGATTTGAGAAACTCCAACACTTTAAAGAGGTCTGGAATGCCCATATCCAAGCACGATCGCTTGCCTGTCAGTGCCATTAAGTTCGCACGGTAAGATTGCTCATCAATTCTCAACTGGCTTTTACCAATATGGATCATTTTGATATACCAGGATTTAGGCTTAAATTGTTTTTTCATCTATTCCTCCTAAAGCGCTGCTATATCGAGTGATACCGCTTGCCACGCATCATCTGTGGTGCGGCGTTTGTAGAAGCGAATATAAGATTTGCTGTCGGTTATTTGAATCGAATCAGCGATGGCTTTCATAGCACGATCCCAGCGCTCATCTTCCATATCTAATTTTCGTAAGCCTAAAATTCTAGTGGTTGAAACTTGGCCTTCTTTATCTACCTGAAAGGCATGCTCAACCAAGGTTCTAATACGATCATTCGCACCGTCAGACCAAGCATGAATACACTCATCAACTAACTGCTTGGCCACTTGTAAACGCTCATCAAATTGCAGCAATTCACTCACTGCTATTTGAATTTTAAAAGTGCTATCAAAATTCATTAGCGTGATGTTGCCCTTTTTACCACCAAGCTTAATTTGATACTCCTCGGCCGATAGCGCCACAAAGGCACTAAGCTCATCGATGATTGAACGTTTAAAATCACGCATCTGAGTTTGTTGCTTAGCAGCCAAGCCTGATAGCTTGTCGACTAATTCATCACGGATAAGATCAATTGCCTTTATATTGCTCATGGCAACCAGATTGCCCTTAGGATCACGCTTAAAACCATCCGGAACCGTCATTACTTCATTCATGTTTTACTCCATCTATTGCTAGTTAAAAAAAGGGTTGGTTCCACTGCACATCAGTGCCGTTAACTTCAGCTGAAAACCGCTCTAGTCTGTGACCACATTGGCTCGACACCGCAACGGGTACCGCTGGCAACTGTGCTAGTCGCTTGTTGCTCTCAACTTCAATGCAAGGTTTACGACCGGTTAAGGTCACGCTTTTTATGGTTACGCCGTTCTTATCCAAAGTTGCAGCACATTGCAGCGCCTTGGTTAAGTTGTTCATGAGGTGACAATTAGCCTTATTCATTTCAGCTCCTGTATTACATCAGCGCTTATAGTGCGTTCGCCCAAGCTGGCTGCTAAGTTCATTGCGCACACTAACCAATTGTTTACTATCAGCGGATAGCTCATATCTTGATGTTCACTTGCCTTCGCAGCCATGCCGTAACTCACCTTGGCTTGCAGGCGTTGTTGCAGCGCTTCAATGGCTTCAGGCTCGATCACATTCAGGTAGTTCACGTTGCAACGTTGAAACTTGTGAGAAATGTACTCCGTAAGCGAACGCCCCAAAGGTGGGACTTTCATGACGTTGCAACGGCGAGAAAACTCACGCACTTCGTAATTAGAAGGAGCAAGCTTTTGTGCAAGCTCAGGCTGGCCAATTAAAACAATACTGATTAAGCGATTAAAGCCATCACTCAGCTCCCAAATACGTTTTAGGTACTTCACAACGTCATTGGTCAGATCGTGGGCCTCCTCAATAATCAACACATGACGATTGCCTGCTTTTACGCTACGTTTCAGAGCGCTCTCCACCTTTCGAGCCCGGCGTTCAAGGCTTCCAGGTAAGGAGGTGAGCATCAACTCTTCGGCTAAGGCATCAAAAATCATCTCAGCGGTTAAGCGTTTTTTGTTGATCACCATAGGTTCAATCACTTGCACCTCTGGGTGATGACGTCTGACGTACTCCATATAGCCTTTACGCGTCTCTGTTTTACCTGAGCCACATTCTCCTATCATCGCCATGATGCTGCCGCCAAGAGTGGCTTGCACCATAGCTTCGCGTAACATCATTTGTTGCTCACTCATAAAGAGATCAGACTCAGACCTGATCTCATTTTCAAATGGATGACGCGTTAATTTAAAGTGGCGCAAAGTAGTCTGATTAAGCATTTCAGGCTCCGGTTGTTCAAAGGTGATGCGCGGCTTAACCGCGACATCTGGCGCTGTGGTTAAGGGCTTCTTCGGACCGGCATTAACTATCGATCCGCGTTCCTTCCACATGTTATTGAGCTGTTGAGTCGTTACAAACTGAGCTATCCAAGTGTTTAGAGAGGTTTCAATCGCTAACCGTTCGACCGTCTTAGGCCAAATACCATGGCGCAAAATCTGGCTCATGGCGGTGGGTGAAATATTGATCCCATTTTCTTTTAGCGCATTTATCGCCTGCATTTGGCTCAGATCATTTGTTTGAAGCAGCTCAATCACGCCATACACAGGCTGTGATATATCCACTTTGTTTTTCCCCCCATTAGGCTGATGTTTAAAAATAGTGTCTAGCTCCTCCTGTTTAATGTTGCTGCCGAGTAAATGGCCCAACGCTTTTCTAACTGCGGCGGCTGGGGCGCGGCGTGGACATTGGTTTTTCTCGGCAAGGTTGCGTAAACAACCTTTACCAATTGAATGGCCCTCGTTATTCAGTTGGCGTAGCAATTCCATACGGGTCATGTCGTTACGTTTTAGTACCTGATCTATCGTTAAATTTTTTGTCATGGTCATATCCTTATTTATTGCACCTGATATCGTGCTCATTTCACTAGTTTCAGCGGCGATGCTGGCTGCAGTAAACTCGCCACAATCTGGGGAATGTCTTCATCGAATACATTTTGGTATTGCTCAAGCTCCAGGCTTTCTTCAATGCTTAATGCACGGCCCAGCTGAGCTAATACCAATCGCTTCAATGCAATACGATTAAGGGGTTTGCGCTGTGCGGGTTGATACTGCTCAGTCAGCTCAATATTGCTGCCTTCACGGCGCATAAAGGCGGGTTGCTTAATCTCTTTCAGGTGGCTATGGGCGTTTAACTTGCCCTCGAACGGAGTCGTTTGTTTGGCTTTAGCCTTCTTTATCTGCTCCAAGTCCATATCAGGAAATGCCGTTCTATCTGAGGCTTTATTACGCTTCTCGACTTCTGTATCCGGCATTGCTTGAATCGACTCTCCCCAAATTGGCGCATCAAGCGCAAAGCCTGCATCATCGAATTCTCTGGGCTCCAGTACATGGTGGTACTCTTCATTAAGGCAGTCCTTAATAGTCACCATTATTTGGCAATTGCCGTAATACAGTGGCGCTACAGCCACTTTCTCGCCAACAACCACATGTGCTAGCCCTTTAAGTGAGTACTGAAAGCTTCGAGGAGCGGCGGGATGCTTAAAGCTTACCTCTAAGCTGCCTTGCACTGTTTTGGGTTTGGGCGCTGCTTTTAATAAGTAGCGACACATTTCAATTGGTGGCAGTTCACGCAATTTTTCAGGTGTTTTTAAAATTCGCTGCCATAAATCAAATCTAGCGATTGGCTGCGGCATACCACGGCGTGAAAGACGACTATCCTGGCGAGGAAGAAGATTGGCATTCCAAGCGTTGTACCAAGCCTCGGCGGCATTGTTGAGTTCTTCAACACTATTTACAGGCTCAAACTTCAACCGGCTCTCAAAGTGACACTCAACAATGTTATTACTGCTTTCAACTTGGCCCTTAGCGCGTGGGTTCTTGGCCATGTGAGCAATGTGTTCAACCTGTAGTGAATTCAGCGCATTTTTAATAGCGCCACTGGTATTCGCAGAGCCTTTGTCCCAAACCATAATGTCGGGCACTCCCCGAAACGGACGAGATCCCAGGCTCTGCCAGCAGTAAAGTAAAAAGTCCCACAGGTTGGCACTGGTTTCACCTTTGCTCTGGTAGTAACGCACTATGATGCTGCCGCTGTAGTGATCAGTCAGCACATAACGCCAGCATTTTAAGTTGTTTACCTTCTCCAAGTTTTCTGGCTTGTTGGCATACATGTCTGACTCATCGACAAACTTCTGCACTTTCTGCTCACCATTTGGGGCGTAATACAGTAAGCAATAAGAGGGATCGACCTGATGCACATGGTTAGGGTGCAATGAGCGAAGCTGCTGATGTGGGCTGGCTCTTTTTTGATCTTTAGCGGTGCTTTTACGTTGACGGCGTAGTTCATTAAGCCGAGAGTTAGATAGATTAATTTCACGTCCACTACCTGCTAGCATTGAGGCAGCCACAGAGGTCGGCATAGTATGCTTACCATTAGCGCGTTGGCTTAAACGTGTTACCGCTTCAAGCTCTTCTAATGTCTTTTCATCAATGCTGGTAGAGCCTGCATCGCAGCGCTTTTTACGGCCGCTACTCCAGCCGACTTTTTTAAGGTTGCTATAAATAGTCCTGGTTGAGATGCCGTACATCTTTTCAAAAGCGGAACGCAATACCCCCTGTTGGCCAGAAGGTGCTGCATCCAACTGTTTGGCCAGCTGGCGGTAGCTATCCTGCATATTGATATCTGAAGGGGTATGAGTCGCCATGATTAACCTCGTGCTTCTATTTCAACTTCTAACGCTAGAATTTCGGCTTCGCTATACATTGGGTGACCTTGGCTAACGTAGAACTCAAAACGTTGGCGAGTTTCAATAGACAGCGTGTTTACAGCCAAAAACAGTTGATCAACACAGTGAATTTGCACCGCTGCCATATGTTCCATTGCGCGTTCGCTATACTGCTTATCCACTTCTGTCGCCATAATGGTTTCAGATACGTCGTCCATCTGTTCAGCCAACTCAATCGCCTTGGAAGCAAGTCGGGTACACAGCTGGTTTATCTCATGCACTTGCTTGGCCCACTGCTCAGGTTCTGGAGCTGTATTTTGTTGCACTTTGGCCTGCATTAACTCTTCGGTAGTAATATTCAGGCGGTTGTTGGCGTCTTGCAGTAGGTTGTTGCGCACAGTGGCCAGTTTCTGACTTTCACCGAGTTGTTCTTTAAGTTGAGACTTTTCTTTAGCATGTTTGTCAGTGAGATCTTCAATCAGTTCTTTTACAGCTTCTTTGTCACCGGTATCTATGGCTTCACCGTCGATAACGAGTGATTGATCCTCCTCGGGTAATTTGCGCAGTTTTCTAAGTTCTCTATCACCTAATCCTAATTTCTTGGAAAACTCGAAGAACTCTTCACCAAACTCTCGGAGATTAAGTAAGTTTTTGTCTAAATTTTGTCGAGACATATGAAGTTTAAATTCACAAAATTCATCCCAGCTGCTCACAGTGAGCAGTTCACCTTGAGAGTTGTAATAAGTTAGGCCTTGATATGACTTACTCTCTTTGATGTTCTGAAGTATTTTTAAACTGCTCACCGTGAGCAGTTTGTTAACAAATCCAAAAGCTTCAATTCGACCAAGCTCTTTTAATACCTGCTCTTTATTTGCTAAAACATTTCTAGTTTCAACAACTGCTTTTTCCTGCTCTGCAGATAGATCTGTGACTTTTGTGTCTTGTTTTGTCATGGGAATTCCTTAGCGCTAAATGGCCAGTAAACTGTAATTTTGTTGGTCTTGCTGTAGCTGCAGTTGTGCTTGGTTTAAGTTCAGTGAAACCGAGTTAGCAATCTGCACAAGCTTGGGGGCTAAGCGCCAGCGGCTGGTATCACTGGGTAAACGCTCAGCAAAGCTGGCCTGTTTCAAATTGGCTAGAGCTCGAGTGATATTAGCCGGTGAGGTTTGGGCTAACTTGGCAAGCTCACTAGGGCTAATCCCTTGAGCTTCACGGCCCGCCATAACAGATATCACCTTTAAAGTTCGCTGCACTTGCTCCGAGATATATTGGCTATCGTTGTTGATTGCTGTACTCATAGGAAGATCCCCTATAGCTCTAACTGCGGTGATTGGTGTTGCTCAATATTCTTGTGTTGAAATGCTAAATCTTGAATAAGAGTTCTTACGGTGACGATGGCTTGTTCTGCATCACCTTCACCAGCCTGTAGACTTAGCAACTCGGCAATAAACTGCTGCATAAAAATATTCAGCTCTAATATATCGGTATGTTCCGCTTTGCGACCAGTAGGCATTTTTATTAGCAGGTAACCTTGAGAATGCGCTAGATATTCGGTCACAAAGGGGCGGCCAGTGCGGCTATTGCCAGCAGTTAAACTTTCATAATTGATCAACTGATTGACAGGCATCTTGCCGCTGCCTAGCCACTTATAAAGGGTGTCTACCGAAGTCGCCATTCGATCGGCAATCCGCTCTACTGAAAGATTTTGCTTTTCAAGGCTGTGTTCTTTACACAGACGTAGCGCGTGATTGAGAGAATTTGGTACTTCGCGTTTCCAATTTCTGCTAGTCATTAGATTCCCCTCTTGTGAGTGTGCTTCCAAACAAAGTGTTGTTCTGCATCTGTACAGATAAGCCATAAGCCGCCAACATTTAGGTACTCACGGAAATCAATCAAGTAGGGAGATTGTTGCTCATGACTACTCACACGAATATGGATTATCAAGCGTTGAATCAATGGTTGGGTCAGGTCATGACTAAAGACAACTTGGCTGAAATCAACATGTTTAGCAGAACGATGCTGCAAAGTGATATCGGCGCCGTTCGTGCTCTTTTTGAACAATTGGCGTTGTTGCGGCCTGCACAAAGGCAGCAAATAGTGCAATGGGGAGTCTGGGTGCAAGACGTCACCCTGTTGCAGCTGCTGAGCTGGAGCTTGATCTGCACTAAGCGCACAGCTGCCATCGATAGTTATTTTGTTAGCCATAGTGTGAGTCATATAAACGTTTCCCTGAAAAATATTCGTCCACTGGATGATGTGAGCCAAAGTGCTCACTGGCGGAGGCTGTTGTTCGCCCCTTATCTGGTTACGACGCCAAGCGTTGGCGCAGATCATCGATCACAAGCTGGCGATGTTCTTGATCTTTCTTACGCTGATTGATCACAGTGAAATGCTCGGGGAATACCCGCTCAACGGGCTGTTCAATTGCCTTGGCAACAATATTGGCAACTTTCATGGATTTGTTGTGGCGATTGATAATTGCACTAATATGAGCAATTTTAACCCCCGTGGCATCGGCAATCATTGAGTAAGTGAGACCACGTTCTTGCAAAGCTGCTTTAATTTCATTAGCTTTCATGATTTAATCCTTTGGTAGGTTAAGTGTGTTTACGGGCGGTAATTCGTAAACGAGTTAATAAGATGGGCTAAGTATAAGTTCAATATATTGAACCTGTCAATGATTTGGTGGAATAAGTTGAACTTTTTAAAAAATGAGCGGAACCATTTAGGTCTTCCTCAAAAGGACGTTTTCGAAAAAATAGGGGTAAATAAAGGAACCTTTATTCGATGGGAAGCTGGTCATGCTATACCTTCAGATAAGCTTTCCCTATTGGCTGGACTGGGTTTTGACGTGCTGTTTGTGATCACTGGGAAGCGAAGTTTTACTGCTGACTTTGATTTTCATCTGCAAGAGAAAGCAATCGACTTGGTTGCAAAATATATTCATCGTTCTGGGAGACAATTAGCTCACCCAGAGATGTTTTACCCTGTGGCAATGGAAATTTATCAAATTTTTAAACAGGCTGAAGATGAAAACAAAGAGGTTGATCCTGTTGAGCTAGGAGCAAAGGTTATTTCGCTTTTCGCAGCATAAAAATAGTAAGACACAAGGTAGTAGCTGTATGGACGATAAAGATGTAAACAGTTATGTGGATGAGTTGATGGCCAAAGGAGTGGACGGCAAACTCAATGGAATGCTAGGTGACTCTGATGGGGATATTCAGGAAGAAGCCCTTGCTACAAGAGACAGCATGTTATCTGCTAATGCAGAGCAATCAGCGACCAATAACGTCGTTGTCGTAAGTGCGGACAGTAATCACGTTGAGCAAAAACCTAGTATTATTGTCAATAACAATGTGAGCTATGCTCCTCCTCACCAGCCACAGTCACCTTATCTAACTCATCCAGCATCCCACAACCCACATTTAGGCTCCGAACCTACGCCATCAATCACACCAGAGCAAAGAGAAACCGATGAGTGTCTTACTGGCCCTCAATGCGCTGAGCTACATGAATGCCTTGAACAAATAATAACGCTCGCTAAGCCACTGAATACCGATATTACCAAACCTAAACTGTGGTCTGGTGTCAGTGATTTTTGTGATGTACCAAAGAATATTGTTCCGCCTCGATATAAGTCCATTAGTCAGAACAACTTCCACAAAGCCATTTACTTCTTCAACAGGAAAAAGTGTGAGCTACTGGCTCAGCAACTTGAAGTCAGCCGTGCAGCTGAACGTCAAATGCAAACCGAATTAAGATCCTATATTAATGCCCTCGATAGCGTCGAGCTGGACGCTGTTAATATAGCCAGTGCAGAGTTGGAGCAAAGAGATAAGCAACTCAATAAACTAAATATTCAGCTTCAACAGGTGCACGAACAAAAGCAACAGCTTAATGAGGCTAAAAGTAAAGTAGAAAAGCAGCGAGACAAGTTGATTGCGGAAGCAAAGCAGAGCGATAGAGCGGTAAATATATTGATAGCGATGCTTGGTATTGTGGTGCTTATTGTTGGGTTGGGTTGGGTTGGTATGGCTGGCTTTAGCTGATGAGTAAGGTTGAAGCAAAAAGTAAGGCTATTTATTATAAATTATCAATGCCCTAGGTGGTGGTAATTACTCTTAGGGTTAGGTGTATGCGTCTTCCCCTTATAAATCTATGAGCTTAAGGATATTTTAACCAGATGAAAACATCACCAGAAACTAAGAATAAAAGCCTGTATTACCGGCGAGCTAATTTTGGAATATTAACAGCACAGAATACTTTGCAAAAAATGTTAATCAACTGTTTGGATGCAACTGAGACTGTTGGTTCTAGAACCTTTGCTGGTGGCCAAGGTACTGAAATAAGATGTTCTAACGAAAAGGATGATTCCAAGGGGTTATATCTCCAGATCACAACATACACACCAGGCCAGGCAACATCAACGATTGAAAAGGACAGAAAGAGGAAGCTGTCAATTGTTGATGAAGAGGATGCCCCTATAGGTAAAGACTTTGTAGATGGAGAAGGCTTTGTTTTTGTTAATGGCAATAATATAATTATATGTATGTCTAATGCTCGTGAATCTCTAATTTCCAAGTACTTTAAAGCTCTATTAGAATCTCAGAACTATGTACAAGAAGCTACGAATCTGGAGTTAGAGATCGTTGCTAATATTGATAGACTAAAAATGATAAAAAAAGAAGGAGTGAAAGAGTTTACGTTAGGTTGTTCATTGTATGATGCCAGCCTGCAGCGCTTGCGTAATAAAGACAGTCATATTAGTAGTGTATTAGGGAAAATAGTTGATCAGTTTGAATCCGTTTTTAGTAATGATGACACTCTGAAAGACATTGACGACAAAGAAAATTTAGATATCAAGGTATCCATTTCTTTTGATGGTATGGCGGCAAGAACAAAAGAAAACAAAAAAATAGAAGGTTATGGAGAGTCTGGAAAAGCTCGCTTATTAGCCTCAGCCGAGTCTTTGTTAAATGATGAAGATGCGCCTGAATTTACTATCGTAACAGGGAACGGCAATGTGATAACGCCGGAATTAATCAGAGTAAGTGATACAAAAAAAATAAATACTCTTGGCAAGTCATTGATGAAAGGTGATGCGTGGAGCAAGCTATACTTGTATTATAGTGAATTGAAGGCCGATGGAATCTTGGAGCAGTAATGAAAAAAGTCGATAAGGAAAAGGTTCTTTTAGCTGTAGCTATCGTTCTTTGGAGCCTTATTGGTAGTTACTACATTCAGCCTTTAGTACATAACAATCAACATGCTATTAATGTAATTGTTACAGTATTTACCGTACTTGCGGGGTTTCTGATTGCAATTATCACGCTAATTGGAGATCCGAAGTCACTTCCATCTGGTAGTTGGCAAAAAGCTGAATTAGCTTATAAAAGAACTCATAATAGGTTAGTTAGGCACAAGCTTTTGTTTCAGCTTTATTTATTGACATTAGCGCTCATATTTATCTCTTTTGTTTTGAAAGACCAGTTAGCTCGATATCAATATATTATTGAATATATTTATATTTTTATGACTCTTACTGCCTTCATACTGTCTCTAAAATTACCTTCGTCATTGCTAGATATTCAGCAAGAACGTATCGAACATGAGATAGATGAACGTCGAGAAAAAGAAGGCATTAAGAAACTCTAGCCTCAATTGTATTAACCTGAGTTAGTAAATCAGTTTTACTAACCGAGGTTAATTAACCTTCTCCACTCATACTGCCATTCTGGCAGTATGAAAAAATTCAACGCATCGACACTCAATAAACACTTTGGCCAAATCTACCCAGTTGCTTTCAACTGGATAATAACTGCCGAAGGTGGTCACTCTAATCATGCTGCCGACCGTGGCGGTGAAACCCTATATGGCCTTAGTCGCCGTGCGTATCCCTATCTTGATTTTAATACCCTTACCTTAGATAAAGTTCAGCGAATATATCACCGTGATTATTGGCGAGTGTGTCGCTGTGATGAGTTGCCAAATGTATTAGCCATTGCAGTGTTTGATGCAGCGGTAAATCACGGGCCGCGCATGGCGGTTGAGATGCTGCAGCGTGCCATTAAGGCTAAGCCTGACGGTATTATTGGCCCCAATACTTTGGCTGCAATCGACTGCCATAATCACAATGACCTGCTCACGTTGTATCTGGCTAGACGTGGTCGCAAGTACGCCCGTATCGTAATCAATGATCCTAGCCAAACTGCATTTCTACTTGGCTGGATGCACCGTGTCACTAAACTCCAATTCGCTGTTTATCAAGCTGCTAGCCGTTACGGCTGGCAAGGATGGCAGTCGAGTTCTGCAAGGCGAACTGCCGCATGAATCGCCGTCAATTAGCCCGTTATCAAACGGGCCGACTCCAGCGATTAGCCTTTGAAGTTCGAGCTGATTCGAGTGAGCTAGGCCCTGCATCTTGCCCACTCTACAGTCATGATGCTACCTGGCAGAGTCAGTTTTGGCATGGTTGGAACAGCGTGAACAGGGTCGATATTCAGACTGAGCGGCTAAAGCTTAGAGCCCTGCATTCCCAAACAACACCGAGTATCGCTAGGCAATCCCTCAACGAAATCCACCAAATGCTAAGGAGCCACTCATGAGCTGGTTTGACGATTTTGACTTAGGTAAAACCATATCTGCCATCGCGCCACTAGCGGGCAAGATCATCGGTGGCCCGTTTGCCGCCCTTGGCATATCAGCTATTCAACTCGCACTCGGGAGTGATGAGAGCCAGCCTGAAGAGTTAGCTAAGCAGATAAAGAACGCCACTCCGGAGCAGCTCATAGCCCTGCGTAATATCGATGCAGGGCTTAAGGTGCAGATGAAAGAGCTGAACATTAAAGAGCAAGATCTGCAGTACCAAGATAGAGCCAATGCTCGTGAGCTATTCAAGCAAAACAGTTGGCCGCAAATTCTACTGTCGGCATTGTTCGTTTTAGGTTACTTCATTATCACCGGCTTGCTGGCCTATTACGCCGTTAACTGGCAAGTAGACGTAGAGGTCAACCCGTTACTGTTCGGCATGCTAGGCACTGTTATTGGGGTATTAACCGCAGCCATTCCGCAGATCCTTAACTTCTGGTTTGGCTCATCGAAGGGAAGTCAGGACAAAAACCAGATGATGAGCCATCAACAAGGCAGGTTAAATAAAGGAGTCGGTCAATGAGCGACCAGTTTGACCGTGCTAGTGAGATAGAACAGCGCTATCGCGATGATGCGCTTGCTAAGCAGCAAAGTGCTAGTCATCCAAGCTTAAAACCATATGAGCAAGAAGGCGTTCGTTACTGCCTGGATTGTCATGACGCAATATGTACTAAAAGGTTAATAGCCAATTCCAAGGCAGTACGCTGCGTACCATGTCAGCAGTTACGCGAATAAAGGAGTCAGATGTGCTTGAGTTTATCAAAAACTATTGGGTTCAGATCTACGCCACTATCTCGCTTGTTTTGCTGTGTGCTAACTGGGTATTGGCTAAAACCTACGCTAAGCAAGACAACATTCAGCGCTTAGAAAAACGCGTCGACAAGTTAGAGACCGATGTAGAACAGCTACCTGGTAAGGATGAGTTTCATCGTTTAGATAAAAACTTAGTCGAAGTTAATGCGCAATTAAAGGCAGTATCGCCTCAGCTTAAGTCACTGCAGCGCATGACCGAGATGCTGACCGAAAACGAGCTTAGAGAGAAAAACTAATGGCATTACTTGATATTAAAAATGAACACCAGCGCCGCTCAATTTTAACGGCGCTCAGTGCCATGGTGGGGTTTGGTGCTAACCACTCGATGGTGCGTGATACCTGTGCCAGCTTTGGCGTTGAAATGAGTAGTGACACGATTAAAACACAGCTCTATTGGCTTGAAGAGCAAGGTTTAGTGTCGGTTAAGCCTAAGGGGAATTATTTGATCGCCGAACTCAAGTCCCGTGGCCAAGACGTGGTTGACGGCCTCACTTTTGTGCCGGGCATTAAGCGCCCCAGGGCGGGAGAATAGTTATGGCCAGAGCAAAGCTAAATAAAGGCGAACGTGATGGCATACGTTTAATTGCTGATTTGTTTGTTATTGAAGATTTGAAAAAAAATGTATTAGCTAAGAGCGTCGCTCTGGCCCCTCATTTACCTGAGTTAGAAACAACACTCCTTAATGCCGTACCTAAGGTCTATGAAGCTCAATCAGAGCTACAAAAGCAGATAAAGGAAGTCCGAAAGTATTGGCTTTCAGAGTTTGAACGCTTTGATGTTGAGGACAAAGCCAATGACTGACTCTCCAACTCGTGGTCGCCGTTCTAAAGTAGACCTTCTTCCTGATGCAATCCGCAAGACCTTAGACACTGGCTTGCGTGACGGCTCAATCACCCAAATAGAGTTGCTTAATGAAGTAAATGCACTGATTGAGGCGGCAGGTCTCCCCGAAGAGCAGCAACTGTCTCGCACTGGCTTAAATCGTTATGCCAGTAAAATGGAAAATGTGGGTAAAAGTCTGCGTGAAATGCGTGAAATCACTCAGGTATGGACAGCAGAACTAGGCGACAAACCCACCGGTGAAGTCACTAAACTCATTCTTGAAATGGCACGTTCTCAACTGTTTAAAGCTCTGCTCAATGAAGAGGGTGATACTGCCGATGTAGGCATGATTAAAGATGCCATGCTCGCGGTTCAACGTCTCGAATCAGCCGCCATGGCCAGCCATCAACGCGAGAAAGAGATCCGTAAAGTGTTTGCCGAAGAAGCCGCGAACGCTGCTGAAAAGGTCGCGACGCAAGCAGGACTCACAGTTGATGCTGTGAATTCGATTAAGCGTGAAATATTGGGGATCGCTTAGTGAGTACGGCACAGACAAGTACTCACCCGAAATTGTCGAACGTCGCTCAGGCTATCCAAGCCGAGATGGCACAGTTTGACTCTAGTGAAGTTTTACTGGCTTATCAAAAGCGTTGGATAGCCGACGGATCACAACTGAAAATTGCAGAGAAATCCCGTCGTACGGGTTTGACCTGGGCGGAAGCGGCCGATGGCGTATTGACGGCAGCCGCGGCACGTAATGCTGGCGGTACTAACCATTTTTATGTGGGCTCCAACAAAGAGATGGCGCGAGAATTCATTGATGCTGCAGCAATGTGGGCCAAAGCGTTTAACAAGGCTGCAGGTGAAATTCAGGAAGAGATCTTTCGTGATGAGGATGAAGACAAAGATATTCTCACCTTCGCTATTTATTTCGACTCTGGCTTTAAGATCCAAGCGTTGTCATCCAATCCCTCTAACCTGCGTGGAATGCAGGGTAACGTTACCATTGACGAAGCAGCGTTTCATGACCGCTTAGGCGAAGTACTTAAAGCTGCATTAGCCCTGACGATGTGGGGCGCTAAGGTGCGTCTCATCAGTACCCATAACGGCACCGACAACCAATTTAATGAGCTAATTAATGATAGTCGGGCAGGTAAAAAAGATTACAGCGTGCATCGCATCACCTTAGACGATGCCTGTGCTGAGGGCTTGTATCAGCGTATTTGCCAAGTTCGCAAGATTGAGTGGAGCCAGCAGGCTGAGAATGATTGGAAAGCGGGTCTACTCAAGGCTACCGCTTGCGAAGAGGATGCGCTTGAGGAGTATGGTTGTATCCCTAAACGGGGCGGTGGTACCTACATTAAACGGGTACTCATTGAAGAGGCGATGGTTAAAGACAAGTCCATCCACATTCTTACCTTTAACGCCCCAGAAGACTTCGAGACTTGGTCAGAGGCTCACCGCAATATTCAGGTCAAAGAGTGGTGTGAACAGATTAAGCCGCACCTGGAAAAACTTAACCCGTTGTGGAACCACGCCTTTGGTGAGGATTTCGCCCGCCGTGGTGATTTGTCGATATTTCTGCCCTTAGAAATAGCACCCGATTTAAGTAAACGCACCCCGTTCGTGGTGGAGCTGTCAAAGCTGACCTATGACGCACAGCGAGAAATTATGTTCTTCATCGGCGACAACTTGCCCCGCCTGCAGGGCATGTCTTTCGATGCCACGGGTAACGGTGGTTACTTAGCCGAGGCCGCAATGTTCCGCTATGGCACCGAGATGGTCGAACAGGTGATGTTAAGTGAAGCCTGGTATCGCGAATGGATGCCCAAGTTAAAGGCCGAGTTTGAAGACTTAAATCTCAGTATTCCCCGTCATCAGGACATTGTTGATGACATGGCCAAAATCAAGGTGACTAACGGTACACCCAAGATTGATAAAGGCTCTGACAAAAGCGCCACCACAGGCCAGCAGCGCCACGGTGATTTTGCAGTGGCATTAGCAATGGCTATTCGTGCTAGCTGGATGGAGGGCGGCGTTATCGAGTTTACTGCAATTCCTGGCAAAGGCAGCACTGATGAAGAAGATGACGACTTTGATGACTATCACACATTTGATCGAGGAACCTATTAATCATGGCTACGAACTCAGATAAGACACTTGAAAGCGACACTCAGACAGATGCTCATATAGACAAGAATGGCACCCGATTCAATGTGAAGCAGCTTAAGAAGTCGCAGACTGACAATGCCAAGCTGGGACACCTTCATTGCCATTATGCTCAGCACCCGAGCCGTGGCTTAACACCGCCTAAACTAGCCCGAATATTAACGAAAGCAGAGCAAGGCGATCTTATCGCCCAGTGTGAACTGGCGGAAGATATGGAGGAGAAAGACGGCCATATATTCTCTGAGCTGCAAAAGCGTCGCCGTGCTTTGTTAGGTGTGGAGTGGCAATTAGTGCCGCCACGTAATGCCAGCGCTACTGAAATTCAAGACTGTGAGATGCTAACTGAGCAGCTTGAAGATATGCAGATATTAGACGATCTTATTTTTGATATGAGTGACGCTATCTTAAAAGGCTTTTCAAATTGCGAAATCGTTTGGCAGCGACAGGGCAAGCTTTGGCTACCTGAAGCGTTTAACTTTAAAGATCCAAGCTGGTTTATGACCACTCCCGTTGAAGCAAATGGTAAAGCAGCCATTGACCGTAATGAACTGCGTCTGCGTGACAATACGCTTGAGGGCGCTGCGTTGCAGTCATTTGGTTGGATAAGCCATGTGCATAAAACCAAATCGGGTTATCTGGGCCGCAATGGTTTGGGGCGTGTTCTGGCCTGGCCATTTTTGTTTAAAAACTACGGTGTCAGAGATTTAGCCGAGTTTTTGGAGATCTATGGTTTACCGTTGCGATTAGGTAAATATCCCACTGGCGCAGATAAAACAGAGAAAGCGACCCTGCTACGTGCAGTGATGAGTATTGGCCATAATGCCGGAGGGATCATTCCCAAAGGCATGGAGATTGATTTTAAAGAGGCGGCCAAGGGTAATAAAGATCCGTTTGAGTACATGATAGCTCTAATGGAAAAAACCATTTCCAAGGCCATTCTTGGCGGTACCTTAACTAGTCAAGCCGATGGTAAAAGCTCGACCAATGCGCTGGGTAATGTGCATAACGAAGTGCGGCAAGAGCTGCGAGATTCAGATCTTAAACAGATAGGCAACACCTTAACCCGTGACTTAGTGATGTCAATGTACATGCTTAACGGCAAAAGCTATCGCAGTCCTAACCGTAGTCCGCGATTAGTGTTTAACGTGATAGAAGCCGAAGATCTTAAGGGCTATGCAGAGTCTCTGCCTAAGCTAGTTGATATCGGCTTTGCCATTCCTCAAGCCTGGGCCCAAGAAAAATTGCAGATCCCCGTGGCGCAAAAAAATGAGTTGATGCTTACTAAACAGGCCAAAGCTGAGCTAAAGCCAAGAAACAAAGCTCCAAATCTAGAAGAGCCACAGACCAAGCTCAAGCAAATGGCCATTAAACGTCTTGCCGTCCTGAAGGCTAAGCAAGAAGCCGATGATGTTGATCTGATGTCTACAACTTTGCAAGCCGACATGTCCCCCATACTGGCAGGCTTCACCGACGAGGTTCGCCAGTTAGTCGAAAATGCCGATTCATTAGAAGCGTTGCAAGTCAGCTTAAACACGTTAGATCTCAGTATCGATGAAGCCAGCGAAGTGCTGCAACTGGCATTAGTTGCTGCAGATTTAGCGGGCCAATACGATGTGATAGATGATGTGATAGATGATGTGAGTGAGGGCAACTAATGCCCTTAAGTACCCGTTACGGCTCTTTGCCCTTCAATGAGCAGATCAGGTTCTTTCGCAATAAACTCAATGTACCGACTGAGGGATGGACTGATCTCTGGCAGCATAGCCATAACTCGGGCTTTAGTGTTGCTGGCGCGATGAAAGATGATCTGCTTAATGACTTTAGGCAGGCGGTGGATGCCGCCATAGCTGATGGGAAATCACTGACCTGGTTTAAAAAAGAGTTTAATAATATTGTCGCCAAACATGGCTGGCAGCATACGGGCAAGGCAAATTGGCGTGCCAAAGTGATCTTCGATACTAATATGCGTCAGAGCTATAACGCCGGTCGTTATGAACAGCTCCAACAGTTCGACTATTGGCGCTATGCCCACGGCGACAGCCGTTATCCTCGCGAGTTGCATCTTAAGTGGCACGGCACCTTACTGCCTAAGTCAGACGCTTGGTGGCAAACCCATTTCGTTTCTAATGGCTGGGGCTGTAAGTGTCGTATCTATGGCGTGAGCCAGTCAGAGCTTGAACGTAAAGGCTTAACGACTACAGCCGCGCCGAATGATGGCATGCGTGACTGGACAGATAAAACCAGCGGTGAAGTGCATAAAGTCCCTAATGGAATCGACCCAGGCTTTGATTACATCCCTAGGCGAGAAGCTAACCTGGTTAAACAGCGACGACTCGCCAGCCAAAAGGCATCCGTCTATCAAGCGCCTGAACGTCTGGTGCCGACTGCCTTTAGTACGGTCAAAGGTGTCAATGTTGATGGGCTAAACCTTGTACTCACTCAGTTGATGCAAACAGCAGCTGCGCCGCAACTCCAGCAGCTGGTTAACTTTGTCCAGTCGACCAAGCGTAAAACGGTGTTCATTAAGTCGAGTGAAATGATGGGGGGTAAACGAAGCACCGCCATAAGTGCTGAAGTGGGCCATTATCTCGGACTCAACCAACTTGTAGCCAAGAGAAGGTTTACCTCTAAGAGAAAGCCCGAAGGCTTTACCAGCAGCAGTTATGACCACGTAGTGGTGAAAGTGGCGGCGACTCACAGTCTCAAGAGAGTGAATGCGACTAACGTGCTGGAAGGTATACGTAATATTATAAAACAAGGCGATAGCTTATCAGGACCATACACCATGGGGAATAAGTCGCTTTGGTGGGCATTTGCTGAGGCTGGCGGCAATATGCATGATGATACGAGTCGATTTATGACTTGGATACATGAGATGAGCCATCAAGTTCATTATAAACTAGGTATGCCTAGCCCACCGACTCAGAAGTACTTAACCCATTATGGTAACCCGGTAAACAGTGAACGAGAATGGTTTGCCGAGCACTTCAGTGCCTATGTACTCGCACGCACGGAACTACAGCAAGTATGGCCTGATGTAGTACACTGGTTTGATGAACAGCTACTTGAGTTCGGGAGATTATGATGGAGCTGAAGTATCTAGAACAGATAGATGCGCTCCTGGCTCAGAAGCCTTGGCCGGATGATATTGAAGCGCAATGCGATGCCATTGCGGATAAAGCTTCTGAACCTGAGCGCAGCTTTATTGTTATGCGCCTCGAATCTGCTTTTAATCCAGATGAACAGGCTCATCGCTAATGGCTGGCACGCAAATAAAGGTCGAAGCCCAGGGCCGAACAGCGATCAGCAAGGCCCTTAACAACCTGTTAAAGCAAAGCGGTAACCTAACACCTGCGCTGGCTGATATCGGTGAATATTTGCTTGAGTCTACCCAGCAACGTTTTATCGATCAGCAAGCACCAAATGGATCCCCCTGGGCAGAACTAAGTAGCACCACTGTTGAGCGAAAAATTACCGAAGGTGAGCGCACCGATCGCATTCTCACCGAATCAGGCACTTTAGCGTCTAGCATTCATTATCAACTGGGCCACAATCAACTCGAACTGGGTAGCAATGAAGAGTATGCCGCCATGCAGCAGTTTGGTGGTGTCACCAGCCCATTTAGCATGATGCCTAATCAAGACATTCCCGCCAGACCCTTTTTAGGAATAGCCCCGTTCGAGCGAGCAGAGATCATCGACATACTGCAGCATCATCTGGCGAAAGCACTCTAAGCTCTCAAACGCATTTTAAGCGATGATATGAGTTAAGTGACACAATGTGATGTGCTTGTTCTTAAAATGCCCTTACGGCGTTTATAAAAGATTTATAAAGAAGGTTGCAGTATTGGAAGAGAAAGATTATTAAGTTCAAGAAGAATTGTAATAAATGCATTTAAATGAACTGTTATGTTTTTTTCGAGGTGTTATGTCAGATCGCATAGATATAAAGAAGAAATATAGTCATCAGCTAAAACTGAGGCGCAAATACGCCTATCCAGGTTTATTGTTATTTGTCTTATCGTTAGTTTCACTGGTGTTTATTTCAGAGCTTCGTGTTAAACCTTGGTTCTTTATCATTTTAGGTATTGGCTTGTTTGGTTTTTTGGTGGGGCTCTTTGGCTTAAATTATTGGAGTCGTTGCCCTGCATGCAATAAAGTCCCACGCCAAGGTGATGGTTCCATTCCATCTGCTGCAATGGATAAGTGTCCAAATTGTGGGGCTACCTTAAGTGACACTTAAAACATAACAAGGCAAATCAATCAGACGCATTACGGCTTGTCATTGTTTTTGCTAAAACCAAAAGCCAGCAAAAACACCGCCAAACCTAAGCGCTGTTGTTTGCGGCGATAATAGGAGTAACTGTAATGGGGAAAAAGAAAAAAAAGAAATTGAGAAAAGCGAAGTACGACCCCATCACTACATTAAGCCCAATCTGCTTTCATGGAAATTTAGAGGCGTTGGCCCAAGACTTATACGAAAAAGCTTGTAAAGGCTCTCAGCCTGTTTGGGAAAAGTTTGAAACTTCGGAACCTCGATTTCCCCATAATAGCGATCTTAGCAAAGAATTCTATAAGCTGAGTCATCAGGGGATGAGGGCTGCGCAGGACACAATGCTACAACATATCCTTGCTAACCCAACTCTCGATTATCAGCATAAACTTTTGTTCCGTGGTATTGCAGATACAATGGCTTGGTCAATGATAGATGACCAACTTTGTTATGCGAGGCGACTTTATAAAGAGCAATGTCAACCAAGTTTGTATTGCTCAAGTTTAGATACAGTGATTGTAGCAGCAGACTCAATAATGGATGAGGATGAGGATAAGTTTGCGCTTATTTCTGACTTAACTTCTTTCGTGCAAGTTGGTGACCTTTTAACTTTCAGCCCTAATGAAGGTTTAGGTATGGCTGAGGTTAAATCTGGTAAGGTCAACCATCGGATACATGACTTTATTCAAACGTACTCTAAGACTCAGTGTGAGCGACTAGCTGAACGTTTCTTTAAGCATGAAGATAATAACACTATTAAACAGATGGGAAGGATGATGAGGCAAAATGACCGAATGCTTCATTTTTCAGAAGTAATGAAATCAGGGCTATCAATTGACCCAGATACTAATGAAAAAATTCACATACCCGATGAATTTATTGAAATCGAAACGTGGAACGAGGTTCTAATAGATGTTCTTGAACAAAGCGACACTAAATCTTTCGCCCTAGATATTATTGATAGTTGCCTATTTGTCGCTAGTTACTCAGGAACATCTTACCATGCAGGTCATCTACTATTTAATACATGGTTTGATGAGTTTGGGGGGACTGAGGCTTGCCCTAGATCGAAGCTGAGTGATTCTTTACTTGATCCATTAGCCTTACCAATTTTTCAGCTGAACATATCTGAAAAGCATAAGTTTGATATTTTATTTGGTAGAAAAACGGTATGTGTCGGTATCGTTATAGAAAAATTATTGGAGGAATGCAAAAAACAAGGCTGGTCTGTGCGAGAGGCTACAAATAAAGAGAAGGGAAAGTTAATTCAAAATAAACATCTACCATATATGCATAAAGGCAAACCGATATTTATTGGTAACGGTCTAAGTGAAATGGTGTTAATGGAGGGGATTTTCTTACGCAGCCTTTATCATGGTCAAAAACCCATCTCAATATTAAAACATTACCTTGCTAACTTGAATAATATCCAACGTGAACAATGAGGCTATGGCGATAACAATCTCATTATTCTAAATGGAAAAATGCAGTATGCCCTGAACTCTTAGGGCTTATCCCTTCATTTAATATTTTACTAACCTAGGTTAATACAGCTATCCCCCCACAAAGATCATTGTGGGGTCATGAAATCAAATCTTCTTAGCTTTGACCGTAAAGAGCATCACACTAATCTAAGCGCTCTGCCAGTTGCCATAGCAGCACTGAGCAGAAATAACGCCACTACGTCAGTAGTGGCAGTGCTGACATATGAGCACGCCGAGATAGACTCAAGTGACAACAAGCGTGTGCAGCTGTTGCCCGATGGGCCGTTTGCGGCTAAAGATGGTCGCCCCTTCGAGGTGCCTGGCGGCAAATGGTTGATGGACGCATTGGCATTGACCAATATCCAAGCCAATGCTGCCGAGCGCAGCAATGATTTTCATTTTGACTACGAACACCAAACCCTCAACAGCGACATGAATGGTAAACCTGCACCTGCTGCAGGTTGGTTCAATGAGCTTGAGTATGTACCTGGTGAAGGCCTATTTGCGCTTAACGTCGACTGGACGGCTACTGCTAGCCAATTCATTGCCAATAAAGAGTATCGCTACACCTCCGCCGTTTTTAGTTATGACGCCCAATCGGGTCGCCCTTTGGCGTTGCTGCATGTAGCGCTCACCAATGACCCTGCACTCGATGGCATGAAGGCCATTGCAGCGCTTAAAGCCTGTGTTCACTTAAATTCTGCAAATCCAGTCACACCAATAACGACCTCTCAATCAACAGAAGGAAATCCCCCCATGAATAACGCATTAAAGCTGTTACTTGGTTTACTCGGCATCGATGAGCTTGGCGACTTAAGTACAGCCGCCGCGCTGAAAACGGCCACCGATACTGCCACCACGGCGATAGCGGCCCTAAAAACCAAGGCTGATAAGACAGGCACGTTGGAAACGGAACTTAACCAGGTAAAAGAGTCTGTTGTTGCGCTAAAAGCTAGCGGCGGCAGTGGTGAAGTGGACTTGAGCAAGTATGTGCCTAAAGCCACTTATGACGCCACAGTCACCGCAATGGCCGCACTCAAGGCCGGCAATGATAAAGATTCGGTTGAGCAACTACTTAAAGATAACGCTGACAAGGTGCTTGAGGCTGAAACCGACTACCTCACCAGCTTTGGTCAGCAACAAGGTGTAGCCGCCCTTAAAAACATGCTCGAAGCCCGCCCAGCGATTGCCGCGCTTAAAACCACCCAGACCCAAGGCAAACAAAAGCCTGGGGAAGAGGGCGAGCAACTGAGTACTGAACAGCTCGCGGTTTGTAAAAATATGGGGCTCACGACTGATGAGTTCAAAGCTTCGATGAATAAGGAGGATGCGTAATGGCGTTAACTAAAGACCGTCCAACCCCTACACGCGCCAATCGTGACCGCCATGATCCTATGGCAGCTGCGGTGCTGTTTTATGCTGGCGCAATTGTAATGCTCGATGCTGCGGGCAATGCCGTACCAGGACAAACAGCCACAGGATTAAAAAGCCGTGGTGTGGCGACTGAGCAGATAAGCAACCTTGGCGGCATCGCAGGGGCTGAGTCGGTATCAAGTGTTAACGGCTGTCACCGCTTTATCAATGACAGCTCAATTACCCGCGCCGATATTGGTAATGCCGCCTATGTGGTTGATGACGAGACCGTGGCGAAAACTGACGGCGGTAGCACTCGCAGCGCTCTGGGCAATATCGTTGATGTTGATGCTATCGGCGTGTGGGTTGATATCGCATAACTGTCCGTTTTATTTGTAAGCCATTAGCCCATTTATTCGTTAGGAGCGAAAACCATGATCATCAATAAAGCCAATTTATCATCGCTGTTTACGGCGATTAAAACGTCCTTTAACAAGGGATTAAAAAACACCACGCCGACCTGGAACAAAGTGGCGACTCTGGTGCCATCCACCACCAGTACCACTACGTATGCATGGCTGGGCCAGTTTCCGCGTATGCGTGAATGGTTAGGTGATCGCCAACTTAAAAGTTTGGCCTTGCATGACTACAGCGTCAAGAACAAGAAGTTTGAATCGAGTGTGGCCATTCCGCGTGACGACATAGATGACGATACCTATGGT